AGCAGACGGCGAGCCTCAGCAGCAAGGGCCGGTGGAACCATGAGAGTCAGGTTAGTGACCTGTACAGGGTTACCGTTGAATACGCGGCTCTCAATGGCAGCAGCAGCGTCAGTAATCGAGTCGATGCTCAGCGCTGGGTTGCCAGCAAGAATGTTACCGTTTGCTGTGTTGAAGAAGTTAGAGTTAGGCCCGTAAGGAGCATTCGGGTTGACCAGAACCTCAGTCGAAACGATATCTTCCTGATTACGAGCAAGCTGTGCAAGCTGGTTAGGAAGTGTCTCAAGCACGCCCCACTCGTCGTTAAGAAGCATTTCGAACGAGAAGTTAACGCGAGCACCGTACTTGGCAACTCCAAAGCTAGTCTCGCTAGCAACAAAGCTGATCGGCGCAAACTCAGTTAGCTCAGGAACGCGAGGCAGTCCACTTACACCATTAACGCCGGGGGCCTTAATAGTAACTTCTCCACCGTTAGTGTCAGGCAGGTTAGTGTTGTCGGACTGAAGGCTATAGAAAGCCTGTAGGCGAAGGTTGTTAACATTGTAAGGACGTGTGTACTGAGGGTAAATGCTCTCAATAGTGCCGTACTCTTCAAGGAACGCAACAGTCGTGATTGCCTTAAGCGCGGTCGGGAAGTCTGAAGTGCTGTGAGACTCTTCAGCGTCTACCTGTCGGGCGCGCTTAATTTCGGACTTGATAGCACCCTGAGCATTATCGTTACCGTCAAGCGCTTGCTCAACAAGTTCCGTTACTCTCTTAAGGCGCTCATCTGAAATCTTAGCCATTAGTTAGTGATCCTTACGATGACGAGCGCACCAGCAGTTGCGGGCTTGGCGCTGAGAGCGTGACCGAACAGCGGGTTTACACCCGTAGCGCTGGTCGTAGTTAGGGTATTCGATGCAAGAACAATGTACACCGGGTCGCCAACAACAAGCGTAGTTGCTGTAGCGACTGGAATGCGCCACGCGCCCTTAAGCGCGATAGAGGCAAAACCGGGTCTGTTAGAGCTAGCGTCCTCAACCTCATAGTTCTTTCCAGTGAGGAAGGCGGTAGGCTCAGCAGTCTGAGCAACACCGTTAAGGCCACCGACACGCACGGGCGCACCTGAAGCAGTTCCGACCGGTACTGGAAGGCTGAGGTAATCGGCGTCCTTGTAAACTTCGTTACGGGCCATTACTTAACCTTCTTCTTCCATGCACTAGGTAGTGCAATCTTAGTTACGCCAGCAGATTCTTCTGCTTCGCGCTCTTCAAAACCATCTTCGCTAGAAGTCTTAACGATGACGTTCTTCTTAATGTAAGCTTCCTCAGCCTCAATAAGATCACCAATAGACTTCTTGCCTCCGGCATGAAGCTCTAGAACACGAGCCTTACCTTCAGCATCGAGTGTAGAGTTTGAAAGGGCTTCTGCAATCTCAAGAACCTTAGCGTAATCAACAACAGCCTCAGGCGCAGCTTCCACTGCTTCCTTCACGACAACCGGCTCAACAACAGGCTTTGCAGCCTCTTCGAGATTAGTTAGTCGGGCGCTGAAGTCGGTACGAAGGGACTCGATTGCTTCGAGAATTTCCTTCTCCATAGCTTCTTCACTTTCTTTTGTTTCCTCTGAGGCTGTCTCAGAATCTTCTAGTGCCGATTCAAGAATCGACATAAGCTTTCCACCAGCGCCAGCCTTAACAACAAAGTCTGCGCTTCGTGCCATAAGCAGTTGCTTAAACACGGGGACCATAACCCCGTTCATGTTTTCGTCAACTACAACGCCTCGGGCACGAATTGAAATACCAATCCGATCCTTAAGCGATTTAATAAGGGGCATCTGGTGTTCAAAAACTTCGATTTCAGCATAAAGGCCGTCACCGTCATAGTAAGCATCTTCAGCTAGTTCGCCCGCATACTCCTGAATAGAACCGTGAGGCCTATTCTCGCGCTCGGCAACCGTCTGGTGATTAAGGTACATGGGAGTACCTTTCTTAAACACCTTAGGACCATCACGCAATAGAGTTTCTGCGGGGTAATAACCTGTCGAACCAAGACGGTCACCCTCAATTAGGCGTGCCTTATAGCGCCGCCCAACTAGCGGTTCAACGAGGGTGCCACTAGCAGCCTCGAAAATCTCAATTTGCTTTGTCATCTTTACCAATATTACCATAGGTTGTAAACAAGTTATGAATTATTCTTATTAGTGTCTCGGTTAGCTCTAGCGCTGTTTGACGGAGTTGACCCGCCGCTAGCACTTGTACCACCAGAAACGCCCTGACTTGCAACTACTTTAGCCGCAGTCTGCTCGCGCTGGAACGCCTTATCTTCATTTTCGGCATCGACACGCTGTTGCTCAGCAGCAGCAGGATCGTCCTCAATAGTTGGAAGTTCGTACCACGGACGGTAAGGCGGAATGTTAGTAACGTCAAGAATTTCCTTGCGGGCTTCTTGCTTGTACAGCACACCCAACTCCACTGCCGTGCCGATAGCCTTAATGCGGTCAAGGGTCGTGTCAGTCTGAATCTGCGGCCACGTAACTACCGCGTACTCTGACTCTGGTGGTGTACCAGCTTCTGACTCTTGAATGTCGCGGGCACGACCGGCAGCCTTAAGGTTCTTAGCTACGTCGGCAGAGCCTGACTTGTTACCTGTAGTGCCGTTGGTACTTCCCTTAGGCGGGGTAATCTCAAGGCCCCAGAACTTAAACAGTTCCAGAAATCTCTCAGTGTGAATCTGTTGGCGCGACTCCATAGCCTTAAGTGTCGGAAGGTCGAGAGTTTCCGCAGTAGCGCGGTTACCAGCGCTAGGGTCAGAAGTCACAACAACTAGGGACACTTCCAGTCCCGCAGCAATGGCGGAAGCAAGCGGCGAACCCTTAGAAAAGTCAACACTGCTACCTGTTGCTGGCATAGGTGTCAGTTCCCCGCCACCCATAGAATTCATTGCCGTACCACCAATGTCCGAAAGTTCTCCGGTTTGAGGGTCACGGCTCGGCGGGCGCATCACAGAAGCGGCAGCAATACCGGATTGTCCAGAACTTCCCTTGTACTGCCAAGCTAGGCGCGAGTACGCCTTAACAAGCAGCGCATTGTCCTCAAGGTATTCCTTATACGCTTTAGCCCAGAAAATGACCGGCATAATATCCGGCACGCCCCAACGCCAACCAATTTGCTTATTCACGCATGTGTGCTGAATAATATAGTTCTGTTCGATGCCAACGCCATTAAATCTGCGTGGGAGGGGCTTGCCCTCTTTTTCGAGCTTCTGGTAGTGAGGCAGGCTCACATAGTACTTAATAACGTCATCGTTTGTAACTTCACCTGTCTGAGAGTTAGTTTTAATAATCGTGTACTCACGCTTGTAAAACCACACGTCCTCCCTATCCAGAGGATTGCTCACAGCATTAGTTATGTCATCCAAGCCAATTCGGAACACGCTGTTCGTGTCTTGCTTATCTCCGATAGGTAGCGCAGTAAAGGCGTTACCGTCTGTGGCAAGTACGCGCTCGAATTCCTCAAAAGCCTGCGGCGAAAAGATTTTACGGCGCGCTTCATCCATGCGGTCACGAATGTCGTCCACGCCGTCGAAGTTAATGCCCTTACCCCAAATGTACTGGATACGAGCGTTAACCCCCCGCTTGACAAACGGATTCATTGTGTAAGTCGAGCGGGCGATCTTAGCAACCTTTTTTACCGTGCTAAGTGGAATTTCTGCCGCTTCGGCATCAGGCATAGGCGACCAGCCGACATTATCGAAAGCGTCACTGATTTTAAGGAAATCTTCTTGTAGCTCTTTGATTTCTCCACCAAGGTATCTAACCTCGGCATTTAGCGCATCGTTCTCAATAGCTAGTGCGATACGCTCGCTACTAGACTTATTCTCGTTGAACAGGTCAAATAGGCCCATAAAGTTTTCCTAACAGTTCTTGTTGGTTATTGCTTAAAGTTAGTATGGACCGGTCAATTGGTAGTTTTGATTCATACCCATCATCGCTCGCGCATCCATGCTTAGTTTATCACCATATTGGAACATGCTAAGCGGGTTGTCTACAACATAGCTCATATCGGCAGCGGCATACACAGCAGCGTCAGCATAGTCAGGGCTTTTCAGCCCGCGCTTAATGATTTCGTCCTTGCTTTCGATCTGCAAAGACTTGTAGCGGTTTTTGAAGTGATACTGCAACATTTCTAGTTCGGCTTCAAGCTTAGTGTCCTTGAAGTCAATGTCGATCTTACCTAGGAACATATTCTCACGCATCTTGTCATACCAGTAGGCGCGGGCGTTAACCCATCTAAACCTGTCCGGGCTGGCCTGTGAACCGCGCATTTCAACAACTGTGTACGAACCATCGGAAAGTCTGCGGATTTGGTCAAGAATAGGCCCACCGATACCTTCAGCGTCAATTCGTAGTTCTGAAGCGCCCATGTTAACTGCGTGCTGGTGAACTCTAGCAGCGCTAGCCATACCGTCGATTTTAACTTCGTCAGCCTTACCACCCCAGAAGTCTACAAGTCTTACCTTGCCGTCCTCGCAGGAATACACCGTGCTGTAGTCTGGACCGAATCGCGCAAGGTCAACGCCCAGAATGAGCGGGCTCGTGCGCAAAGGCTTAATAGCGGTGTCGTGCCCTTTATTGATAGTATCGCGGTTAAAGAGCGTGTTAACGGACTGTAGTGGGAATTCTCCCAAAACCTTGCTCAACCACAGCGGCGAATCCTCGCCCCAAGCCTGACGACGCTGTTCTACCCATTCTACGTTCGGTAGCAGCGGTAGCAGGTCAGCAGGAGTGTTCTGGTCCAAATCCCAGCGGTCAGCCCACTTTCGTATCAGGCATTGAGCATCATCACAACCAAGATAATGACCAGCATGGAATTTGGTAAAGTTAGGACTATCAAAGCTAGAAATATCAATGCGACCCCAGTTGGGGTCTTTCGTGAAAAACTTGTTAAAATGCGTGGCAGGATCGTCAGGGTTACCAATTGCCAGAATTTTAGAATTCTCTGTCGTAGTAATAGCTTCAACGGCTGTAAACAACCCCTCTTTGATACCGCACGACTCGTCAATGATTACGAGCACAAATCTACGGTGAATACCCTGAAAACCGTGATCGTTGTTGTCTGCGGGCTTTCTACCGAAA